ATGCTTAACATCACCGTTTTACTGCAGGACGTCATCGCAACTGACAACCGCCTCTTTGAAGCAAAGGACGTCATGCTGGGTCCTGAGGCACGCTTAGCTAACGTTGTCACCACCCTCGACATTGAGCTGGCCAAGCTAGCAAACCTAGTTGGTTGGAGCCGGGTGTACGATGAGGGTGAAAAACCAGCAGCTACCGACCTAGCCGGCCAGTACACCAAGGTTCTCCACGCGGCCCTGCTGATGGCGGCGCGTAAGCAATGGACGCATTTGGTAGTTTTAGATGACCAGGCCTTCACCCGTTTGTTAGCGGTCAAGCCGGCCACCAAGGTAGCGGATCTCAACAAGGAGTACTTGGCCATCAAAAACTTTACCTTGGGCAGTTACTTCAGCCACCGCCAAGAAGACTTCCGTCACGCCTGGCACTTGCTCTTGAAGCTGGGGCTGGTGGACCTCGGCGTTTCGGCTGACCAAATCATGGCCGCCCATCAACAACTAATCCAACGGGCTGAAAGAACCATTGCCAAAACAAACTAACTAAAAAGGGAAACCGCGAGCGAACGGTTTCCCTTTTTGAGTGAGAGCAAAGACTATGCTTTTCGTTGAAAATGTTTTCCAACGGGGTGGCTTCGAGATGGATTGCCAAAGTAAATTTGACCTGCTACAGATAAAGAAAGAATTAACACAATGATAAAGAACGGTAGCATCTTTTCACCCCCATAAACATTGCCTATCCTTATTATTGCCCATTTTGCAAAAAATGCAATAGCTTTGTAAACTTTTTGTTACATTGGATTAATTTATTTGAAATAAAGAATTTAATCGCCGGCTATTTGCAAGTTATTCGATGAAAAAAGTTATAATATAACCGATCGAAGATGAATTAGTCGTTATCCTTGATCTTACGGTGAACCAGCGCTGCGGGAGTGTGCAGGTAAGAGATAGAAAAAATTCAGCTCCTTACCACGGGGGCAAGGAGCTGAAAGTGTAACGTTACCGTTTTAAATTAATGCTGATGAGACGGGTGGGCAGTAACACTACTCCACAAATGTTGATTTAACAGCATTCTTGAGCTAACCGTGCACCAAATGTGCACCATTAGATGGATTCAAGCGCGGCGATGATCAGTTCATCGGTCTGGGCTTTGTACTCATCGATCAAGTAAGCATAAGTGTTAGACGTGATCACGGTCGAAGAGTGACCAAGCCGCTTGCTGATGGCGTAGAGATCAATGCCACTCGCTAGCAAGAGCGCCACGTGTGAGTGACGGAGACTGTGGAAGTGGAAGTTCTGCCGGTTAATGCCTAAGTCGGCCAAGAGCGTTCTCAGCGTCTTATTGACGGCGTTACTGGTGGGAATGGTACCAAACTGGGTGAGGAAAACCATATTGCTTTTAGAATGCGTTCTAAGCCCTCTCAGAAGCGCCAGGAGATGACGATTCACCTTGATGACCCGATTAGACGATTCCGTTTTAGTTGGCTTGAATTGGTGTGTATGGGCGTCCCACGACTTGTTGATCGTGATTGTAGATTTAATCCAATCAATGTCCGACCACGTAAGTGCCTGAATCTCAGCTAACCGCATTCCCGTGTAAATCGCCGTCACAATCATGTGGCGGGAAGTGTAGTGATGGGTTAATCCCGCTTCAGCGTGTTGGATTAAGCGGTGAATCTCAGCTTTGTTGAGGTAGTCGACCTTGATCGACCGTGACTTATCGCTGTTCAGCTCCACACCTTGCGTAAAGTCCTTGATCAGATAGTCATCAAGTATCGCTGATTTAACTGCTGATCGAATGTAGCTGTTAACCTTTTTAACAGTGGACGGCGCGTGGCAGCTGCCATAGTCATTGATGAACTCTTGGTACATCGTCCTGGTGACTTGCCTGATTGGTGTCATCTTAAAGAAACGGCGCACTTCGTTAGCGGTGTAGTAGTACCGGTCAAGTGTGATCTTCGCCACCTTTGGCTCTTTGTAAGTCGTAACCCACTGATCAACGTAATCGGCAAAGGCGATTTCCTTATCGGTCAGGATTCCTTTGGCCAAGTTAGCTTCATTCTCGACTGCCCACTTTTTAGCCAGGCTCTTAGTCGCGAAGCCGCCTTTGTTTTTAAACCTCCGTTTTCCAGCAGTATCATACCAGCTGATACGAGCTTGCCACTTACCAGACCTTTTTACATATGACGCCATAATTGCACCCCCTTAATTAAACATGCGTTCGTTTTAATGGCTTTTAAAACCGGCCATTATGACCGGCGCTTTTTTATTTGATCGTAAATGACCTTCCACAGTCCAAGCATACCCAGTCACTTTTTTGGTTTGCTTACCGGCAAAACCAGCAAGAGCATCAACCCCGACAATTGGACTAGTTAGCACGGTTCCACCAACGGCCTTACCAACTGAAAATCCCCCTTTATGAACTCCGGCAGATAACGAACTTTTTAGCTACCAAATGTCGGTATAGTTACTTGGAAAATGCATATCTTGTAATAATGCTGAATAATTAATTGGAGTAAAACGATCTTTAAATTCTTTTAGTAAAATACCGATATCTTTAATTAGTCTTTGATAATTTCTTCTGGGAAGAACGGCTTTCATTGCTATTATAAGTTCGAAAATACCGGCCTGACTCTCTAAAGGAACATTTCTGATATTGGCTGCGACCTTTATGTCACGCATATGAGGAGTTCGTTGAATAATTTTTGAATAAGTGATTTCACCGTGTGCAACTGCGTTTCTGAAAATATTAACCATTTGATTGATATCCATAATTGCATTTGGCGTAATGGCGGGCTGTGAACTGCTATTGTACGAAGCTTTTTTAGTATGTTGGAAGTCTTTTGCAATTGTTAGTTGTATATCCTGTGTACAATTTGAGTAAAAATAATTTAATTCACCAAATGTCAAGAAATTTACAAGAACCCAGAGTGGAACATGACCATGCTTATTAACATAATGTTTTATAGCATTTTTACCCTTGCGATCGGAAGAATATTTTTTAATCGTACTAGAAAGAGAACTTATAGTACCAACAACTGAAGAAACTTGTTGAGGATTTCTAGAAAAATTATCCATTGCTAAATAAGCATGTTCTTCTTGATGTTGTTCAGAAAAACGGTATGCAATTTCTGCTCCTAACATAGTTTCGTATTTAAGTAAAGCACGATATAGAATTGCTCTTAGTTCAAAGTCGAAATTATACAATGATCTAATTTCATCAAAAGATGTATCCTCTTTGTATACTTCTGGATGAATTATGTTCCCGTTTGAATCCCTGGCTAAGAACATCCATTTATAACCATTGATTAAGGAATAATATCCCATCTGTTCTAATGAACGTTTAGCTTTAGCATGAGCATCATCAAGACCTCTATCACGTAAAATTGATAATTGCTGATTTAATGTTTTGAATGGTTTAGAATTAATTGTGTCCGACAAGAATTTCACCTCTAAAAAAACAAAAACCCTAGAACTGTACGAACGTACAGCTCTAGGGTTTTGTTAGTCCAACACCTACTCCTAGGGCCCTTTGGACTTGATCTGTACGTTTATTATTGCAAATAGTAACAAAACTGTCAATGCTTTTCCCAGCTTTTAACGTCGATCAGGTTTTGGACGTATCAAGTTTTAAATATACGAGATAAGCATATTCTGTTGGTATCCCAAAGCGATAACAGAAAGCAAGAGGATTATCTGGTTTTTTTATTTGGAGCTAGTTATTTTCTACAATTTTGTAAGTCTTTGTGCCGAGCACTTTTCCATCTACACCTTTAGATGCTTTCAACTGTACTGGTGTTGTGGTGTCCGAAAGAGTATAAGCAACTGCGTTTGAAACTGTGCCATTCTTTTTTATTGTCTCAGTTTGACTATCTAAATATTGGTCATCTGGCAACGACGCAACTTCAAGTTCATTGATACTATTTTTGTCGTTATCTTGGATAGCAGTGAACACGGCCATCCATGCTGATGTTGGATCCAAATCTTTATCAGTTAGGTTAGTTGTATCATACCAAACTGCGAATACTGCCTTATCGCCATCGACGTTTCCAGGTTGCCCGGGTTGAATTATTTTTGTTTTAGTAATTTTGATTTTTAAATCATGAATTTTTACTACGTTATCTTTAAAATAATATTTTGGAGTGGCAGTCTTTTTGACTGTCGCTTTTTCATTTGAAGATGATGAACTTGATGAATTATCACATGCAGCTAACGATAATCCCATAATCAACGTTACACCAATAACTAATCCTTTTTTCATATTTACATCTCCCAATATTTCTAGCTTTTAACGTCAATCAGGGTTGGACGTAGGATTTTTTTATTTGTACAGTTTGACCCCGCCGCTTAACGTCATGCGTGCAACCGGATTGCCGTTTTGGTCGTAAAACGATACCGGCGCATTAGCGTTGTGGCTTTCGAGCAGACTGATCACACTGCCGTAGACTTCTTTTTGCTCGTTGTCGGTCATGGCGGCAACACTGTTAGGCACGGTTACGTAAAACTGGCTGTCTTTGTAGGCAATCTTAAAGCCGTTAAGTGTAGAGTCGCTCGCCATCTGACTGGTCAAATTTTTAGCCAGCGCGGTATATGTAGCATCATCCATAGCCTGGTCACGTGACTCGCTCTTGGATTCCGAGATTGACTCGGACTTGGCCTTTTTAGACGACGCAATCGACGACGATTCTGCTGCCCGTTGCTTATCCACATTATCAGCGTGAGTAAAACCGATGATAGTCACACCGACCACCGCTAAGAGCAGAGCACTGATTTTACCGCCTTTACGGTCACGATTGCGTATCCAGTACCAGACAGCCAACAGCAGAAAAAGAAAACCTAAAATCATCATAAATAATCACTCCCGATAAAATCAGCTTTTAATGTCGTCAGAATTTGGACAGTTTTCGCGAATCAAATTACGCACGGTATAGTCAAGAGATTGGCTGAGATTGTGGCGCTCTAAGAAATCGATTGAGTTAAGCTCGCTGGGGTCGCAGCTGTCGATATAATCACTAACCACCTTATCAAGCATGTACTCATTAGCGTCTTTTTCCATGACTATCTTTGACCGCCAGTCTTGATAGGATTGACAGCCATCGTTTTTAATATGCCCGATTTCGTGCAGAATTACTTGGTTTTCCATTCCATCAGGCATCCCGCTGCGCATAATGATAACCATGCCTTTTGGCGTATTAAAAAGCCGGGCTGTAAATTCTATTTCGTTTGTATATTCTATTTTAATGCCATATCGCTTAAGCAGCTTTTTGATTGATAGATCCATGCCTATCACCGCCATTCAACTTAGTTAAAATACCCGCGTAGAATCTTTTTGACGATTTCTCTATCATGGTCAGAAATTGGTTTGCCATCAAAACTGCGCGATGCATCAATAGCTTTATCTAAGTCGGTTTCCTGCTCTATATGTTTCCTATCCGGTATGCTCCTGCCTAATAAGTAGTCCGTTGAGACATCGAAAATTGATGCGATTTTATCAAGTTCTTCGCTAGAAACTTTTCGGGTACTTTTTTCAATTTTATTCATTGATGATTTGTCGATACCAAGACGTTTGGCCAGTTCTGATTGACTCATGTTAACCTTTTCTCGCAGGTCGACTATTCTGGCAGCTAATTGTGTTTGCATTTTAACGCCTCCTTATTACCGCCATTGTGTGCGGCTTCTATTACAATTTCTATTTTAGCAATGTTTCTAAAAAAGATACATATTTTTGAGAAAAAAGAAACTTTATTGTTGACGTTTCTAAAATAGAAACGTATAATAAAAATCGTGGTTGAGATAATCGCAACCGAAAGGAAGTGAAATGTTGACCTACTCGATTAACATCAAGCTAATCAAGCAGAAACGTTTGGAACACAAATATACGCTCCAGGAAATGTCTGAAGTGCTAGGGTTAGCCAATCGTTCTCTTTATTTAAAAAGGGAGAATGGCTACCAAAAATTCAAGGCAAACGAATTACCACTGCTTAGTAAAAAACTAGGCATTCCATTGAACGATTTTTTTATTCCAAACGTTGAGAAAAGCTCAAAAGGAGAAAGATAAATGGAGAATTTGGATACTAACAAAATTATCAAATACGCTGGCGAATCCAAACAACAAGTAATTGATAGTCGGGACGTTGCGAGAATGATTGGTAAGACTCACCGTCATCTAATGCGTGACATTCGCGGATACATCAATGATATGAAGGACAGTCCAAAATTGGACTCTCCTAAATTCTTCATTGAATCAAGCTATATCTCATCTCAAAACAAGGAGCTTCCTTGCTATCTGCTGACTAAACAGGGATGTGAGTTCGTGGCTAATAAGCTGACAGGTCGCAAAGGGACGATCTTTACAGCAACGTATGTCAGCCTATTCAACGAGTATGAGGCTGAACATAACGGCAAGGCAGTCGCAATCGACAGTGGTCTGGAGCATGAAAAGCTCGCGTACAAGCGAGAATGGCTGATTGAAATGCGCAAGCAGAACGTCAACAAAGCGCACGAGTTACGCAATCAAGACGTCAAGCTGTATCTGGAGCTTGGCAAAGTTGCTGACGATTACCAGCGGCCACGTATGGCCACCGACTTCCGCAATGAAGCGATCCGTGCCATGTCAGCCTTGCCGGTCGGTGCACGGCGGGAATACTCAGCGACCGAGATTGGCAACATCATTGGCGTATCGCCAATTGCAATCGGAAAGTGGGCCAACAAGCTAGGGGTTAAGCGTGATGCCGATATGAGCTACCGCGATCACGATGGAGCTTGGCGATACTTCCCTGAAGCACTAAAAGTGTTCCAGGACAACGCATTGGAGATCCAAGATGACGATTTAGGACTGTAGGAGGTGGTGGCAATGAGAACCGTTGAAGAGTTCGAAAAAGCAACTAACAAGTGTCAAAAACCGATGTCCGATTATGCACGGATCATTGTTGAAACAGATGAAAAAAGCCCCAAGACCTTAGCGGTGATCACAGATGACGACTGTGAAACCGTAGAGGGCCTCAGGGTTCGGTTTATGCCGGTTTATAGGAATTAATCCTTATCCTTAGGCGGCATTGGGTCATTACCATATGAGTTCTTTAGGTTGATCTGACCATTACGTTTCTGACTAACCAATTCAGCATGGCTATTAATAGCTTGTTGACGACCGGCTTTAATAGCTTCTGATTTAGTGCCATAGATCTTAGAAGCACGGGAACTTCCAGAACTTTTTACAGCCCAACCATTTGAACGGGGACTAACCCAAACTTGCTTTGACATAGTTTCACCTCCTTTCATCAGGAGATGACTTAATTCTAACAGAAAGGAGAGGTTGATAGTGCCACTGCAAATAGATGACTTCACACCGGACTTGATCGCCCAACTCTATGAGCAGATTCGGCCGATGTTCTTGAAGGAGTATGGCTTGCCCAGGCGCCAAGAGGTCGACAAGATGATCGGCCTAGACGAATTCATTGGGCTCTTGCCGATGCGCAAGGGCAAAGAATGGGTCAAGGCCTACATCTTCGAAGGCCACCCAGAAACGCAGGCATTTGTCTACGGACTAAACGCAGGACGAGGACACCCGATTAAGATTAATGAACGCAAAGCAATTGAATGGATCAACGCCAATGTCGATTTGATCGACTGGCGAGCCAAGTTATAGGAGGGATAGAGATGGGACCATTACTGGTCATCATGGCGGTCTTCTTGATCGCTTTGGTGGTCAACAACGTTCTACTCACGGAGCGTTGTCATCGCCTGGAAATGAAGCTACGCAACGAACACTACAAGGAGGACTAACCATGAACGGGACTGAATGCTTGGCGTACGGAGCACTATTTGTCTTAGCAATCGCACTACTGCTGACAAATCACTTGATCCTAGCAACGGTGGCAATTGTGCCGCTTGTATTAACCAGCTTCAAGTACAGCTTTTCACAACAAAAAAAGGCCCAGCGAAATCGCTAGGCCAAATAAAAAAATAAATTACAGGAGTATTTTACCATGACACCAGATGAAATCAAAGTTGGCCAAGTGGCCAACCAACTGCTAAAGCTAAGCGAACACATACTGACGGATGCCAATCGCTTAGTATTGCATGAACCAAAGACACGGAGCGAGGCCATTGCTGAACATGACGCCATCGTTGAGCAGGCAGAGCAATTGGTTCTTTACGCTAAGGATTGGAAACACGAAGTAACCGGGAGGTTTTAATTATGTATCAACCAACTAACGCTAAACAAATTACAAGTGCGGTCGCTGAGCGTCTGGATACGCTAAAGGACGAGGGGTTAGCCCTTCCGGCCCACTATAACGCCAAGAATGCCTTGAAGGCTGCCTACTTACGCTTACAGACGGTTAAGGATCGGCAAGGGCATCCAGCCTTAACCGTATGCACTGAGCCAAGCATTGCCAACGCCTTGTTAGATATGGCCATTCAAGGTCTGTCACCGGCCAAAAACCAGTGTTACTTCATCGTTTATGGAAATGAACTGCAAATGCAGCGGTCTTACTTTGGGACAATTGCCGCCTTGAAGCGCTTGGACAGCATTGAAGACATTGACGCCCAAGTGATCCACCAAGGGGATGAGTTCGAGATTGGGGCCGATGAAACCGGCCACATCATTGTGACCAAGTTCAAGCCCAGTTTTGCTAACTTGGACAAGCCAATTAAGGGTGCGTTTGCCTTTATCAAGCTGACCAACGGCAGGACTGCTTACACAGTGATGACGAAGGCTCAAATTGATGTTTCTTGGAGTCAAAGTCGAAATCGGCAAAACAAGGTTCAAGACAAGTTTAGCGATGAAATGGCCAAGCGGACGGTCATTAACCGCGCTGCCAAGATGTTTATCAACACATCTGACGATAGCGACCTATTGACAGGCTCAATTAACGCCGTTACTAAGGCGGAGTACGAAGAACCGACAGAGCCAAAGGACATAACGCAAACAGCGGCCGAAGAACAGGGGAGCACGGCTCAATTGCTGGCGGACTTTAAAGAAGCCCAGCAGGCCGAAGAGAAGGTTAAGCCAAAATCAGCTCCCGTACAAGCCCCAGAACAGCCCGTAGCGGACGAGAAGTCAAAAACTAAAGAAGACCCCAAAGCACCGGCTAAAACGTCAGAGAGCGAACCAGAAGCAAAGCCAGCGAGTGAAACTGACGAACGCCAGATGTCAATTGATGATTTCTTGAAGGAGGGGCAAAATGCTTAAACTCACACCAGAAAACTACTACTCTCACGAAACCGACTGGGACTACATGAGTTTTAGTCTGTACAAGGATTTTACAAAATGTGAAGCCGCCGCTTTAGCTAAGCTCAATGAAGATTGGCAACCAACCTCAAGTCCGACACCTTTACTGGTTGGAAACTACATCCACTCGTATTTTGAGAGCCCAGAGGCACATCAAGCTTGGTTAGACCGGTCAGAAACCGGCGCGAAGACTAACCGAGAATTGATGATGACCAAGCCAACGAAGACGAACCCTGACGGCCACTTGCGAGCCGAATTTAAGCTAGCTGACCAGATGATTCAAACGCTTAAAAACGATAAACTTTTTAATTTTGTCTATATGCCAGGTGAAAAAGAAGTAATCGTCACCGGTAAGATTGGTGATCACGAATGGAAAGGCAAAATTGACAGTCTAGTTCTGAATAAAGGTTACTTCTGTGATCTTAAGACGGTTGATGACATCCATAAGAAGCACTGGGACGCCAAGAACCACCAGTGGACTAACTTCATTGAAGATCGGGGCTACATTATGCAGGCAGCAATCTATAAAGAACTGATTAAGCAGTCTTTCAATAAGAACTGCCAGCCGTTCATTTTTTCGGTCAGCAAGCAAACCCCACCAGACAAGGGTGCCTTTGACTTTCAAGGCGACACCAAGTTTTTAATGCAAGAAGCGATCGACGAGATCAAAGAAAACCAAGAACGATATTGGCAAATCATGACCGGTGAAGTAGCGCCGAAACATTGCGGAAAATGTGAGTTTTGCCGGTTAACGAAGGAACTATCCGGATTCCAGCACGTAACAGACATTGAGGTGGACTAATGATTAATCGAGTGGTGTTAACAGGTCGATTAACTAAGGACCTGGAATTGAAATACACGCAAAATGGAACGGCAGTTGCCCGGTTTACCTTAGCAGTTAGTCGGCAGTACAAGAATAAACAGACTGGCGAGCGAGAAACGGATTTTATCTCGTGCGAGGTTTGGCGTCAGCCAGCCGAGAACTTAGCTAAGTATGCCGGCAAGGGATCGTTGATTGGTGTTGATGGTCGGATTCAGACCAGCCACTACACCGACCGAGACGGAAAAGAGGTTTATCGAACGGATGTCAGGATTGATTCATTTGCCCTACTGTCATATCGGAATAATGACGCCAACCAGAGCGAGCAAACCGGCAATTACCAAGCTAATGTCAATTTCAATGCGCCTCAGGAGCAACCTAATCTACCGCCATACGGTGGGATGTACGCCAACGAGACGCCAGCTAATGACGCTATCAATGGCCAAACGATTGACAGGATGGAAACCCACCAGCCGGCTGACATAACAGACTTACCTTTCTAGGAGGGGAACGACAATGCCGAAAGTAAAGAAGGTTAGGACACGGGGGTTTACCCAAGTTGATAACCGGGTCATCAGCGATAAACGGATGAGCTTAAAAGCGCTGGGGCTCTTCACTTATATGTGGAGCAAGCCGGACGATTGGGAATTTTACGTGTTGGCGATTAGTAAAGACTTCAAAGATGGCCGTGACAGCATCCGGTCCGCAATTAACGAACTGATTAGTCTTGGCTACGTTAAGCGCACTAGGAAGCACAAGAAGAATGGCCAGTTAGCGTCATACGATTACATTTTGTTTGATGAACCTAAGACGGAAAAGCCGTCACAGGCACCTACCTATGACGGAAAAACCTACGTAGGGAAAACCTACGTAGGAAAATCCGCCACTACTAATACTTACTGTACTAATACTAACTTAACTAATGATTGGCTGATTGATAATAAATTAAGCTCATTACCTGAGAAGCTGGGCGAAACTGAACGACAATGGGGCATGTTATCCACCAAAACAAAAGGGAGTCTGGAGGGATTAGCCAGGCAGTTTGGTCCCCAAGTAGTCGGTGAAGGGCTACAAGCTTTTAACGAGAACGGTCAGTACAAATCAGGTCTGATTAAGTACATCAAAAAGTACATTGAAAGCCAAAAAGCAGGACCGGAGTCGCTTAAGCTTAGTGCATCCTTAGTTAAGCTGGAAAGAAGAAAAATCTAAGCTTACAGGCGGAGAAATTCTATTCAGAACGGCCGCACTTGGTGGTGGAAATTAGGGAGGAGGTAGAAAAGTGGACTTACTGACACGTGGCCTGCTTTGTGCAATCCATATGCGCTTTGATGATCGTTTACAAATTGAAGATAAGGCATATATTGAAGAATTTGGCGAACCTGACTTTGAACGAGAAACTCAAAAATTCGACCGCCGATTAAGGGCGATTGAAAAGCTCCGTAAGTCAGATGACCAGCTTGAGCGAGAACGGCTCCGAGAGCTGGAAATGGCTAAACGAAAGGGTGTGATTGACGGCTTGCGTACGATCTTTTTAGCCAAGGAACGGAAGCTTAAGGACGCTCGCAAGGGTACGAGCGAGTTTCCAGAATTGTGGGACATGCTCTTGGAATGGAAAATTAAAAGAAAACTAACTTTAGCGGATGCTGCATGTATTTCAAAGCGATCGTTTAAGACGGTGAAAAATGAGTTGCATAAAGCGGCAGTACGTAAAAAGGGGGCGGAAGGACAATGATGAAAACGATTAAATGGATCTTAGCGTTACTCACTGCGTTGGTGATTGCTAATTTGATCTGCTGGGGACTAATTGGGATTCCAATTTGGTGATGGCGAGTTTGACAAAATAAAAAGCACCCATGCAGGGCGCTCTCAAAACAAATATCAATCCAATTATACAACGAGGAGTGCACTTCATGGGACTGTTTCCGCAAATTGATAAACAAGCAACAATTGACAAAGTGCGTCATTTCTTTTGGGACGATGACCGATTTGAAGGGATCTGTTTGAGAGCGGGTAACTATGGCTTGCGCTCGCCGCAATTAGATATCACTGGAATCAAAGGCAGCTCGGCCTTTAACTCGACTGATGATCGGCTGGCCGACATTGCCGACTGCTTACATGCGATTTGCGCCGTTCACGAGGCCATTCAAAGTTGTCGGTATTCGTCCAGAGTCATTCTGAAGGAACGTTTTTTACCAGGTTTTAGAGATCGTATGTACGTTAAAGAACTGGCGCCGAAGCTAGAACGATACAGCGATGATGGCTATAAGGCACTAGAAGAGCGGGCCTGCCTTGATTTCGCGGATATCATTGAGCCAAAGTGTGCAGTATACCGTGTTGATCGTCAATTAATTCCTGATTTTCACGTCTACTTCAAATCGGGGATGAATCGGGAATGAATCGGGAATCGAACGGAGACCACACGGGGATAAAAGGGCATATACTGGTATTGTCAAAAAGAATAATTAAGTTCCCGTTGGATTGGCACTTACTCTGGGCTCAACTTTGCCTCTTGCATTAATTATTATTTGGATAGTTAGGAAAAATACAAAATAAAAAGTCAGCTTAACGGCTGGCTTTTTATTTTGGTAATGCCACTCAATCTTACAAAGCGGCTGGTTCGATTCCAAGCACCGATATCAGAAAGGAGATGACAAACATGGCAAAGGTACACCAATGCGGTGAAATCAGATGTCATAGGATCATTCCTTTTGATCAACGATACTGTGACGTGCATGCCAAACTGCATGCACATGATGCCTATCACAACGTGTCGCACAAGCAACGGCTCGAGTCGTACAAGACATACAACCGTGAGCATCGTGACCAAGTAGCCAATGCTTTTTATCACAGCCAAGAATGGCAGCGTGTGCGTGCCTACGTGGTCAATCGTGACATGTATGCATCGGGAGTATCAGGTATCACACTGACTGATCATGATCTGATCGTTGACCACGTGGTACCAAGACGCTTGTGCAAGGATCCGTTGGATGTCAACAATCTCTGGTGCCTAAGCAGACGTGAGCACCTTGCCAAGACAAAAATGGAAAAGCATATCGCTGGCAAACCAAACGGCGATAACATGCTGAAACATCTAAATCGCCAAAAATGGGCCGTATACATTGATCGACAGCTTGCAAGGGAAAAACATCGAGGCAGTCGCTAAAACGTTCATAGCCCCCCCACAGGCGCTCAGAAAAGAGCAATGTGCACATTAGCCTTCCGTTACGGCAACGACAGTTATAAAAGTTCTCATTATGGGGGCTGGCTAGATTACAAAAAGTAAGGAGATGACGCAATGCCACGCAAAATGAAGGTAACCAGAAGCCCAGACAACAAAGCCTATCAAAATCGGCGCACCGAGATGGTCGAAAAGGCGACTGAAGACCTGCAACCGTTGCAGACGTCACCACCAAACTACATGAAGGGCACGATTGCGGGCCGAGCCTGGCAGAGAATCACGCCGATTCTGCGTCAAAGCACAATTATCAAGAATGCCGATCGCTCAACTGTGGAGGCTCTCTGCTCAGCAATCGCGCTGTATCGGCTTGGCTTTGATGACGTGCAGGAAAACGGCATCCAAACGCCAATCTATAAGAGCGTGCAGAACAATCGCGGTGAGATTATCGACCGTGATTTTGTCGGCTTTAAAAAAAACCCGGCTGTATCTACGATGGATGCAGCAATCAGGCAGATACGCTCGCTGTCGTCTGAACTTGGCTTGACGCCAACCAGTCGGGCATCCCTGCTCTATCTCACTGATGACAACGACGATGATGACGGGCCAAGCCTGGCAGACGTCTTGTCGGGTGGTGATGGCTGGTGATGCGCAAGTGGGATTTAACCAAAAAAGGCCAGACGGTCGAAAAAGCCTATGAAACCGAGAAAAACGCTGGCAGTTACAATGAGATCTTTAAAAAGTATCGCGATCCGGCGACCAGATATGCATTTGCCGTGCTTGAAGGTCGGCAGTTAGCCGGTAAAAAGATCAAGCTTGACGCTTTTCGGCATCTGCAGGACCTAAGACGGCAGACGGAAGACACCGATTTTAACTATCACTATGATTTGGACAAATGTCGGGCAATCATCAACTACTCAAAGCTGGTCCCTGACGTTAACGCCGGTAAGCCCTTGCCATTGATGATGTGGGAGCAAAAAATTCTGTGTTCAGTCATTGGCTGGCGTGATGATAATGATAAGCTCCGCTACATGCGGGCGATTTTTTCCGTTGCCCGTACCAACGGTAAGACCTATCTGGCTACGATTTTGATGTCGTTTTACTTTTTGGTGGAATCAAAAGGCCAGATGAACCACGACTACCTGTATACGGCACCGGTTACGAGTCAATCACAAAAAGGTTTCCAGTATATGCAGTCGTTTTTTACCAAGCTTTCGACTTTGCCGGCTTTTAAAAAGCTGTTTAAACAGCAAGAAATTGTTGTCCTGCATGATGTGATCCTGTCACGGAAGCTACACAACCGCCTACTGCGGATGTCGTATAAGTCCGGCCAATTTGACTCACTCCACTGTCAGTTTGCGGTGGGCGATGAAGTTGGTGATGACCACCATATCGGCTCGATCATCGAAGGTAACGGCAAGATCACATCCGGGCAAGGCCAAGAGCCTAATCACTGTTTTTTGCAGGTTTCAACGGCTTATCCGGACAGCAACTCACAGTTTTACAAGGACCAACAGATGATGGAAGAGGTCATGGAGCGCGACTATGACCGCTCTTTGGACGATAACCTGTGCATGGTCTGGGAACAGGATAGCCTTGATGAAACAAATGACCCAGAGACATGGGTCAAGTCCAATCCAATTTTGGATTTGAGCCCCGAAAAGCATGATCAGTTGATGAAATCGCTGCTCTCTGAGCGTGATACCAAGATGGCGAACGGCTCTCTGCCGGAATTTCAGAACAAGTCGCTCAACATGTGGCTGCAGGTTAAGCAGAACACGTATCTGGACCTTGATGATATCAATCGGGCAGCGGTTGATGACGCTCCGATCGACATTGACGGCCGCGAATGCTATGTGGGCTTTGACAAGTCCAATTTCAGCGATGATACGTCAATCGCCTTCGTATTCCCGTATCTGGACAACGATAAACCGCGCTACTACGTCAAACAGCATAGCTGGGTACCGCTTGCGCGGGCTCAGAACAACATTGTTTTGAAAGAAAAACAAGATGGTATCAACTATCGAGACGCCGAAAAGCGCGGTTTCTGCGATATCGCTAAAAACGACTACGGTTATATCGATGACGGTGCGGTTTTTGACTGGCTGATGGCCTATGTGGAGGCTCACAAGCTCAAGGTCAAGTACTTCTGCTATGACAAGTGGGGCTTGTCCAAAATGATTGGCTGGATTGAGCAGAAAACCGACTGGAACACGATGCCAGTTAAGAACGTCATTCAAAACCTTAACGAACCGACCGCTGATCTGCGCAAACAGTTCGACACAGGCACGATCAGATACGACCATGACCCAATTATTGCGTACTCGCTTAAAAATGCCGTGCTGTACGGCAATAACAACGGTGTAAAAATCGATAAGGAAAAGGCGACGACTAAAATCGACTTTGTCGACGCATTGATTGACGCGTGGTATACGGCAATGTTTCATTTTGACGACATCAGCATGGAAAAATTCGACGCCAAAAACCCGTTCTCGGGGATGTCAAACGATGATATTAACGACTACTTTACCAATGATTTTTCATTCTGAAAGGAGGAAACCGCATGATTAAGACCATTTTTAATCTGATTCTGGCAGTTGCGGTCGTGGTGCTGTGGGTTGCAGCACTCTATGCCTTCGTTAAGTTTGGCTTTGCCGTCAACGTGGCGGTAGGCTGGCTGACACTGTCGGTTGCACTGTATCTGGGCTCACGCGTGATCTCAGCACTGATTGGCGGTGATGACTAGTGTTTAATCCATTCAAAGCGGTGATCAAACGTTCGAGAATGCTTAGCTCGAACGGGTGGTCACCTTTTTTCTCGGCATCAAACGGACAGGTCGTGTCAGTCGGTCCAGTCAATGCGAGCGCAGCACTCAACAACTCTGACGTTTTCGCAGTGGTCTATCGTATCAGCTCGGACGTAGCAGCATGCCGGTTTGAGGCTCCAATGGTCGACTACATGCTTAATCATCCAATGGGCCCGCTTATCAACAGTTACAACGTGTGGCAGTCGGTGGTTGCTCAGATGGCGCTCAACGGCAATGCCTACATGATGATACACCGCGAAGGTACGGATGGCGTGGTAACTCGGCTTGAGCCGATTCCAGAAGAGCGTGTGACCGTAACGCTTAACGATGACGGCTCAGATGTTTTCTACACGGTCCATTTTGACGACTCCAACCGCTCTGGCGACTATCAGGTGCCATCGGCGAACATGCTGCACTTCCGGCTGTTCGTCAACGGCCAGAGCGAGTCGCAGTACATGGGTGTCAGTCCGCTGATGAGTTTGGCTAAAGAGATTGACGTGCAGGACCAATCCAATCGATTGGCTTTGAGCACGCTTAAGCATGCTCTGGCACCGACTAACATCCTGTCAATCCCACAAGGGACGCTTAACGCCGAAGCTAAGGCCAATATTCGTGACGAGTTTGAAAAGGCTAACTCCGGTGAAAATGCCGGCCGAGCAATCGTGCTTGATCAAGGCTTGTCACTGAGCCAATTGACGGTTAGCCCCGACATTGCCAAACTGCTTGCCAATACCAACTTCAGCCAAGCCCAGATCGCCAAAGCATTCTGCGTGCCGGCTGACTACCTATCAGGTAAGCAGGACGAGCAGTCAAGCATTGAGCAGGTGCGGAGCCTGTATCAAAACTCGTTGACGCTTTATATCAGGCCAATCGAAGACGAGCTTACCAATAAGCTTGGCGCACCGGTGCACTTGGACGTCTCAACAGCGGTCGATATCGACCACCAGCAGTTGATCAGCAACATTGTCAGCCTAACCAACAGCAAGAATCCTGTCTTGTCGGGTGACGATGCACGCCAGATCCTGGTTGATCGTGGCGTACTGCCAAAACAGACGTACCAGACGGCTACGCCAGGAAATCAAGATCTAGGAGGTGATACGAGTGTCAACGACAACGGACGTACGAACGCTGACAACGGACCTGACGACACGAAGCAGTGATGACAATGGTATGACGGTCGAAGGATACGCCATGCTGTACGATCAGCCGTCAGTCCCAATGCCGTTCGTCGAGTATATCGATCGCGGCGCACTGGACAACGTTGATCTGTCAAAGGTCCTGCTGCTGTACGGTCATGACCTTAACAGCGTCTTGGCCCGCTCCGATGCGGAAAACCTGCAGTTGCGGGCCGATGATAAGGGATTGTGGTTTCAGGCTACACTCCCTGATACGACACTGGGTCGTGACACGTATACCAACGTGGATAATGGAAATCTCAAGGGATGTTCGGTCGGCTTTAAGATTGGCGATGACAAATGGCTGCAGGGCAACGACGGCAATGTTATCCATCATATCCGGTCGTTCGACCAACTGATTGAGATCTCAATCACGCCGATTCCGGCCTACACCGAAACCAGTGTGGACGTACAGCGTTCCTTAGAAGCATTCATGAAGGGAGAGAACGAAGTGGAAATTGACTACGACAAGTTGGCTGATGCGGTAGCTGACAAGATTGAACAACGATCTGCCGAACAAACAGACGTTGAAACTACCGATGAAGCCGACAAGCAAGACGCGGAAACGACGGAAGAACCCGTTGAAGAACCGCAAGAAGATGAAGAAGAACAATCTGCTGATGATTCTGCTGATTCTGATGACAAGCCTGCAAAAAAGCCTGCAGAAAAGGTTGAAAATCCTGCAGAAAAGCCTGAAAAGCGGTCTGAACCGCATGCAGAAATCGTAACTACGGAAAACGAAGAACTGAAAGAAGGTACTGAAATGCGTGAATTACACGGTGCAAACGAGTCTACAAAGGACCAATTCGCACACTTTCTGAAGACGGGTGAAGTTACCCGTGATAACACGTCTGGTGGCATTGGCTTGTCTAACGGTCAAGTGCTGATCCCACAAGACATTCTGCCAGCCGACCACGAACAGCACCAATTCCCACGCCTGGGCAATCTGGTACGTCAAATTGCCGTTAAGCACACGACTGGTAAGCTGCCTGTCTTCCAACCGGGCTCTGGCAAGCTGGCTCTGCACACGGAATTGCAATCTACTGCTAACAGCACGTCGCCAGAAATCAAGGAGATCCTGTGGAATCTGAAGACGTACACGGGGCGCTACGTATTTACGCGAGAACTGATGGACGACTCCGACTACAACTGGGAAGCTGAACTGCAATCCCGACTGGTCGAACTGCGCGACAACACGGAAGACGATCTGATCGTAACTCAACTGACCAACGGCATTACGGCTGTTAAGCCAACCAACCTGATTGACGATTTGAAGCTGATTCTGGACTCCAAGCTGAAGCCATACGACAGCAACGCATCATCGATTGTGCTGAGTCAATCCGCCTTCGCTCAACTGGATCAAATGAAGGATTCCGAAGGGCGTCCGCTGGTACAGCCTAACGTAACGTTGGGTACTGGCAATGCTATTTTGGGCAAGACGGTTACGGTCGTAGACGACACGCTGTTCCCTAGTGCAAAGCAAGGCGATGTCAACATCGTGGTTGCACCACTGCAAAAGGCGGTTATCAAGTTCAAGTCCAATGAAATCACCGGCCAATTTGTCGACACCAACGACATCTGGTACGAGGCTCTGGGTATCTACATGCGTGAAGACGTTGTTCAAGCCAACAAGGACGTCATCAACTGGGTATCCAGCACGACTACTTCTACTCCTGGCAAGTAAGAGTGTGGAGGTGATCAGCAATGATTGATACACAGTCAATGCTCGATGAGCTCTGCTTGGACGCAACCGATGAGACAACACAACTGATCACCGACCTGTTAAGCCAGTCCGAAAGTATTATCCGTGACTCAGTCGACAAGACCAAGTCGATTGCCAGCTATGAGCAGGATCCAATTTTTATTAGGGCTGCTAAAACGCTGTGCACTCAGCTGTACTATGACCGTACGTTGACTGGCGGGATGTCACTGGGCTTGCAAATGATGATCAATCACTTAAAAGGCGAGGTGGGAGCAGATGGCTACAAACCGAACAGCACCGTATAGCTATCAGCCGTATCAGATGCGGTATACCGCAGAGTTTGGCAGTTTTGACATGGCAGAAAACGGCATGGGCATCCCGATGCCAACTTTTGTCAGCCAGTTTAAGCTGCACTATGCCCGTGTCAGTCAGACGATCAGTCAAAAATATGAGGCACTCGGCACGGATTTTGAAAACACCCAGATTCTGGCCGTGCGTCACGACAAACGGCTGACCGACAAGCTTGCCGTGCAAATCGACGGCAAGGTATACAGCATCGTGGATCTCTCAGTGCGGGACGACATCTATCTGTCATACGACTTGGTCACCATCAAGCGCTACAAAGCGGGTGGTCAAGATGGCTGATATTGAGATGAGTCAGTTCCTTGAGCAATGGCTTGAGGATGTTAAATCGATCTCGGTTGACTTAACGCCAAAAGATCAGGCTGAAATCACGAAAGCTGGTGCAAAGGTGATGGCTGAACGGTTGACCGACGTTACCAATGCCAAACACCGCTCCCACCACAATGACAAGACGTATGGCCACGCCGCCGACCATATCTCGTATATGGCTAAAGACGTGGACGGCGAAACTAATGGCTCATCTACAGTCGGGTGGGACAACCACTATCACGCAATGAACATGATGCGCTTGAATGACGGCTATAAGGGGTATTCTGGCGACCATTTTGTTACTAACCTACAGCAGGACAAGGCAACCGGTGAGGCCGTCTTAAAAGCTGAAAGCGACAAGTACCAGGAACTGATCAATGATAAGAAAGGGGATGACGACTGATGCTGGCAACGAAACGGGCTAAAGAGCTGATCCAGACTGGAAATTTTAAAAACGTTGACGCTGTCTATATTGGCGTTATCCCACAATCTGAGATCACACGCACTGACCGGACGATCATACTGATCACGGACGTGCGCACCGACTTGGCACTTGATGGGAACCTGGACTTCCACGCTCTTGATAAAGAGGTTGAGGTCCAGATTTTTTATGCGCTCAATGCCGATGATCCCGACGAATTTGAGACATCATTGATGCATCTGTTTGTCCGCAATGGCTGGACAATGCTTAACAATCATGGTCACACGGTTGACCCCAAGACTTATCAGGTTACACAAACCTACTACTTTGACTACTACGAACTTGAAAAATAGGAGGACAAAACATGTTACTTCACGGTATCACAACCGCGTGGGTTTTCCTTAAATCCAATGACGGTAAAAACTTGCTGACTAAAGAACAGGGGCTATCTGACAACGGCTTGCTGGAACTGGGCCATGACGTGCTCGGTGTAGCGTCAGCAGAAATCAAGGGCCTTGACGGCTCGAAGCTGGAAAAGATCTCAGGCAACAACACGGTACAGTACAGCTATGCTGATCCATTGAACCCAACGGTTGCTCTGACGGTCAACAGTCTTAAGATGGCTACTTATGCCAAATTGATCGGTCTGGAAAAGCAGGGCACTGGTTGGCAGATGGCTGACAACAAACCAGTGGGTGGCTGTGTCGTCAAGGCACCACATATGACCGATGACGGTTACACCTATTTCTGTTTCCCAAGCGGCAACTTCTTAGGTGGCGACAAGAAGCTTGATTCGGATACCGACTCAAAGAAGACGCCAGTAACGGACTCACTGAGTTTTGCCGCGATTGATGATCCTAACATCAACGATCTGTATCGGATCTACGACTCCACCGACACCGGCTTTACAGGTGAAGACGCGATGTTTAAGGAAATTCTGCCAGACTACGCTACGACGGTTGTGGCTGGTCAACACGCCTAATAGTTAAAGATAAAGATCGCCAACGAAAGCAAACAATACTCGTATGAGGGCGGTCGATAGAGGAGAGATAAAATGAAGCTTTATATTAAACTTTTTAATCGTAAGTTTGACGTATCGACGTCTAATGGAAACGTTCGGCGCGTCTACGAGATGCAACTAAAAATCGCTAAAACTCAAGCTGAAAAGGATGTTTTAAAGCGAGCACAAGACGAGCTGGAATTGGTCCAAGAACTGCCAAAGTTTCTCGGGACCATGCTCAAGCTTAACAAGCAGCAGCTTAACCAGCTTGACAACATGGATTTTGAAGCAACTCAAGACGCAGTCGGTTACATCTGCCAACGCATTTTAGGTCGCACTGATGAGCAGATTACCGAAGAGGAAAAAGAAGACCCAAAAAAGTAAACTGGAAAGCTCGTGCATGGCATCTGCAGAATGCGATTGAAGACCTGGATAATAACGAGCGAGAAATGCTGATTCAGCTACATTGGACGATAGATCAGTACGAAAATGCCGACTACTATCGTCTAGGTGAGGTTATGTCAGCTAAGGCACGTGATGAGCGTGCAGTTGACCCGTTGCAGTTTGTAAGAGGAAGGAGAGCGGATAATGGCTAAGATCAGCAACGTTATGGCGACTAAGGTCGCACTGGATTTGGTGGACGCATCTAAGTCAGTCCGCAATCTGACGACAGAAGTCAACGCATCAACCAAAGCCTGGCAGGCACAGGAAGCCAGCCTTAGGTCTGCCGGCGACTATGTTGGCGCGGCTAAGGCACGGCTTGACGGTCTGGGCAGTTCGATTGATGCACAAAAGGAAAAGATTTCTGCTTTACAGGAGAAACAGGAATCGATGAGCGAAGTCAGCCAAGAAACGGCTGAAAAGTTTTTAAAGCTCAAAGAGCGCATTGACGAACTTAAAGCCGAGCAGTCCAGTCTTGACGACATCACTGGTCGCAACAAGGAAAAATACGAGTCGCTTGGTGCTGAAATCAATCGTTTGGAAGCTCAGCAAAACAAGCTCAATGTGGGCACGGTCAAGCAAGCCGAGATCTATCTGCGCTACGGCGCACAAGTCGACCAGGCTAAAGCCAAGCTGGCAAGCATGGAGGCTCAGCAACAGCGGGCCGAACAGCAGCTCGAACTGCAGAATAGCGGCGTGCTGAAACTTAACGCGTCCATGCGGGCACAATCAGCGCTGTTTATGGCGCATACTGAGCGTCTACAGGCTGAAGGGCGTCAGTACCAGGCTATGGGAGCACAGGTTGATGGTCTGGAAAACAAGATCGGCCAACTGAGAGAAATCCAACAGCGTGAGATGCAGATGCTTGAATCCACACGCCAGCGGATGGGTGAAAACTCGCAAGAGTATCTCCAGCAGGCAACCCGTGTGGAAGAGCTTGGTACTCAGATTGCGCAGACACGGTCTAAGATCAACGAGCTTAACGAGGCCATGAAGGCTACGCCGCATACGTGGCTTGATGGCATGAACGCTCGTCTGGACAATCTGCAAGGCAAGGCTGACCGAGTAAGCCACTCGTTTGGCAGTATGTTCCTGGCTAACACGGCGGCTAACCTGTTTTCTGGCGCGCTGGCAACGATTCAGGCTCACTTTACGGAGCTGATTGCCAGCGGGCAAGAGTATGACGTTACTCAGCAGAAAATGGTAGCCGCGTGGGATACGCTGACCGGTTCGGCTAACAAGGCTCAGGACATGGTCAACACGGTCAACAACCTGTCAGTCAAAACCGGTCAAGCCGTTGACACTGTGGACGAACTGGAGCAGGGATTCTACCACCTGCACTCGTCTAAGAGCCAAGCCGACGGGCTGACCAGCTCCATGCTTAACATGGCTGACGCGGTCGGGCTTAACAGCCAACAGATCAATGACGTATCACAGGATATGGTCCACGCTATGGCAACCGGCAAGGTTACACAAGGTGAGCTTAACCAGATCGGTGCCTACTTCCCGATGATCGATGAGGCGCTGGCTAAGCACTACCATACCAGCGTTGCCGGAATGCGTCAGATCGCGAGCGCAGGTAAGCTTGATGCTGACACGTTCCAACAAGTATTTGAGCAGTTAGGTAACGGTAAGTACAAAGAGGCCGCCGACAACATGATGGGCACCTTCTTTGGCATGGAACGGACGATCAAGTCTCGTATGCCGGCCCTTGTCGGCGATATCGAACAGCCGTTCATGCAAATGAGCAATCCACTGCTTGAGTCCGTGTCAAAGTGGGTATCAGATAAGCGTACTGACGCGCTGTTTACCCAGTTTGGTCAGCATTTGATGCAGGCGTTTAATCAGATCACGACCGCTTTTGGCGGCAAAAAGATCAACGTCAGTGATGCGCTGACTGGCGGAATGGAAGCTGCTACTCGTGCCGTTGACCGTTTTGCAAACGTGGTGTCATCACACCATACGCAGATCAAGGAATTTTTTGACTCGTTTAAGACTGGTTCGGCGGCGAGCCTTAAGATTTTTGCTAATGTCATGCTCGACTTGTCTAAGGTAATGCTGCCGGTCTTGGATGAGTTGGCTAAATACCCGAAGACAACCGCAGCAGTTATTACTTCCCTTTTGTTAGCAAGCAAGGCTGTAAAAGGATTGTCTGTGGCGGTCAAGGGACTGCAGATCATGCGGACGGTCGGCTCAACGATTGGCAGTTTTGCGACTAAGATCAAAAACATCCCAAGTCGCAAGATTACTCGCATTCAGGTCGACGGCGCCAAGTCCACGCAGGATTTGGAAGCCTACAGCCGGCGTTTGGACCGTATTCCGAAGTCCAAGACGACTAAGGCAATCGTCAACACGGCATCTGCCGAAACTAGTCTGACACGGCTTGGAACTAAAGCGACCGTAGCTGGTAAACTGGGCTCAAGCGGGCTCAGTTTGATTGGTCGTGGTGCCAAGATTGCATCTGCCGGGCTTGACTTAATCGGTGGTCCAGCGGGTGCAATCATGCTTGTCGTACAGGGCTTGACAATCCTGTACCAGCACAACAAAAAGTTCCGCACGTTCGTCAACGGATTGGCAAGCTCAGCCATGTCGGCAATGGGCAAGATGGGCAAGGCTTTTGAGTCCGGTGCTAAATCGGCAATCTCGTGGACCAGCAACATGTGGGACCGTGTCAAAAAGAGCTATCAGCAAGGTCAAGCTCAGACTCAGCAGCAGACTCTGCAGCATGCACGCCAACAGCAGAAGGCTTGGAACGATATCCGTGACAACGTCACTAATGCCACGCGGGATATGATGCACAAAGCTGGGAACCTTTTTAGCAACGGCTACAACGGCATCATTAACACCACGTCCAACTGGCGGACTAACGCATCCAACCTTTGGCGTGATGCGTCGAGCAAGATCCAAAATACTGCCAGCGGTTTGCGGACCAACTCGACCAACATTTTGTCAAAAATGCACGATAAACTGTCTGGCATCCAAGATACAGGTTTAGGCCATATGCTTGGCGGTTGGAAAGACCACTTTAGCAAAGTCATTAACACTATCGAGTCAAATGGTAGTCCACTCCATAATGCTTTTAGAGATATTTTAAACGGCTTGCTTAGTCCATTTACCAATTTGATTAACGGCATTATCAAAGGTATCAACTGGGTCTTGGATAAGGTTGGCGGTGACAGCCATAAGCTTGGAACCTTCACGATTGGCAAGCTTGCTAACGGTACGCCAGGAGGTGGCTTACTCCATGACCAGGTAGCGCTGCTTAACGACGGCTCTGGTCCTAACTATCAAGAGATGGTCCACTTCCCATCTGGCGAAACGGTTATGCTCCCACCAGAGCGCAACTTGATGATGTTTCTGCCGGCACAAACAGAAGTGCTTGATGGAGAGCGGTCAGCACAGTTGGCACCGATGATGGATATCAATCACTATGCCAACGGTGCTGTAGGTGATTTCTTCTCTGGCCTGTGGGACAAAGGTAAGGATGTCCTTGGCTTTGCTGAGGATATCCTTAAAAAGCCAATCGACTTTATGGAGTCCACCTTTAAGCACTTCATCTCGGGCAAACTTGACAATGGCGGGTTCTTCAGTGCCCAGCTGCATACCAGTCTGCCAGTGTTCTTCGCCAAATCAATGGCTGATTGGGTAAAGAAACAATTCCGGGAAATGGCTGATCCTGCCGGCTCAGGTGTTGACAGATGGCGACCATACGTTGTCAGAGCTTTGGACATGCTACACTTAAGCTCATCGCTTGTCGGCAAGGTTTTAAAGCAGATCCAAACTGAGTCTGGTGGTAATCCGAAGGCACTCGGTGGCGATGATGGTTTAAGCGATGGTCGAGCTATGGGGCTGATGCAGGTCAAGCCACCTACTTTTGCAGCCTATAAACTGCCCGGACATAACAACATCTGGAACGGTTTTGACAACCTGTTAGCCGGTCTTAACTACGCGCGACATCGCTATGGTGATGGTTTGTCGTTCTTGGGTCAAGGACACGGCTATGCCAACGGTGGCATCGCTACTCAGCCGTCAATTTTTGGCGAGGCGGGAGCCGAAATGGCAATCCCGTTGAACAGCATGAAGTCATCCCGTGCGTGGGAGCTTATGAGGCAGGTCGTTACCTACTATGGTGGCAACAATGCCACAAGCAAGACGTCTACGGTTGATACGCGGAATTTATCGCAACAAATCCAAGAACTGATTGAAATTAGCAAGGCTGTTTTGGCAGTTAATGGTGAACAAGTCCAAGCTATTCATGGCATTAAAGGATACGACAAAGTAACTGCCTATAAACAGCAGCGAATTGACCAAACGCTTTCAAACTATCAAGCATTCTAACGACATGAGGCTTATAACTGGTCAGCAAAATGTTTTTCACTGCGTCTGAGAGGGGATGATAAAATGCAGCGACCTCATATGTGGATTAAACTGCCAAACCAAGATGAAATTGACTGCGAAACGATAACTAAAGGTCTTAAGTTTCTGCAAGACGATTCCGACTTGTCGATCACCAACACATACTTGGATTCAGCCGGAATTGAGGGCTCGGTCTTGGAGCGTCAGACCTACTCCAAGACAGCCGTTAATGCTAATTTTTGGCTACACTTTGGTAGTTGGTATGACTACAAACTTGCTAAACATGACATCGCACGTGTTTTTGGCCAAAAAGGACTGATGCGGATCCGCACTGATGCTGAACCGAATATCGTTAAGTATGTATATGCAACGTCATATACGATCAAACCAATTGGCGATTTTTATCATGATGCTCTTTTTACGATCACATTTGATAATCCAAGCGGTCTCAAATATTCGCTGTATCGCAGTGATGAACTTGTCAATCATCAAAACGACGGCAAGCAGTTTGGGATGAACCTGCCTAATCAGCCACTTAACTATCACTGGTCGTCAAACTCCATCGAGTGCTACAACCCGTCAGACATTGCGGTTGACCCGTACTTTGGCAAGCGCGACATCCGTACAACAATTCGTTTTTCGGGTAGTTCAATCAAGCTGGAAAATAAAACCACCGGTTCTGCTTGGACTTATAGTCAATCAGCCAGTGCCAACGATACGATCGTGATTGATGGCATCAACACCTATCGCAATGGTGAGCTTGATAATAGTCATACCGACTACGGGTATCTGAATCTTGCACCTGGCAATAACTTGATTCAGGCTACGGGTGCATCCAGTGTGGATGTCACAATCAGTTTCCCGTTTATCTATCTCGAGTAGGAGGGGATGCATTTTGAGCGTTGTAAAAATCGCAAAAATACAGGGTAACCTGCACGTCCCTAACCCTAGTGACACAATAGCTATGCTGACAAGCGTCATACCAGATACTATGCAGATAACGTGGAAGAAAAACAGCGAGTATCAGATGCAGTTTGAGGCTTACAATAATGGGTCTGATGCTTATTCAATGCTTTCTCCCGGGAACATGGTTGAGAAAAATGGGCAATGGTTTGTTATCAAACATCCTAAAGCGGGATGGTCAGGAAATCTGGAAACCACATCGGTTGTGGCTACACATATCAGCTCAGAGATAAATCGAATCCGTATCTATGGCGATGATGCTCCAACCGATTTTGGCAGTTATGACCATGCTGGCAAAAGCCAGTCAGTCACGAGCGTGTCTAATGGCAATGCCGAGACTGCTGTTAGCGTGTCCGTCAACGATATCATGCAGTGGGCCTTTGGCGATCAGCAAAGCCGTTGGGGGATCACCTATCAAATTATCGGCAGTTTTAACAGTCAGATGGCCGTCGGCCCGTACGCATCTGGATCTGGCAAGGATATCATCAGCCGGATCTTAGCGGCATGGACTGATACAGTTTTTTGGCCAGATAACCTTAACTTAAGAATCTACTCGCATGACGAGTTTTACAAAAATCGTGGGCACCGGTTAGACTACCTGCATGATACTGATACGGTGACGCTTGAGTACGACACTACTGATATGGTTAACGCGGCAAGACTGGTCGGGGCTATGCAAGAGAGCGGTGGCGGATCGTCGAAGACAGTTGACAATGCCGAAATTACCAATAGCGATAGTCAAAGCACTTATTATTTCGCACCATTTTACTTTGTTGATGAAGAAAGCAAAAAACGCTGGGGCTTGTACGAAGGTGATGACATCACCAGTGATACGATAACCGACAAAGAACAGATGAAAGCTTACGCTGAGGCGCAATTTAAGCCTAATCCTGATGTAAGTCTCGAACTGACGGCTATCGATTGGCAAGCGATTCCAGGCGATCTGGTAAGAGTTGAGATCAAGCCAGCCAACTACGTTACTCAGACCGGCGTTGTTGGAATCGTAAGCTATCCAGATAGTGCTGCCAAAAAAACTACGGTTACGCTAAACAGCAATTTGCAGACTATCCTTGACTATCAGCGTGGTCAACAGGCAGAGCTCAAATCTTATCGTGACAGCACTAGGAACATGATCATCAACGCGCAGTTTAATAGCCAGGTGCAGACAACGTGGAACGAAACGGAGGTGAAGGCATTTGACAACAGCAAACGTAGTTGACGTATCGGAGTGGCAGCCGACCAGAATCGACTGGGCCAACCTTAAAGCTAACGGCGTCAAAGCGGTCGTCGTGCGTATCGGTCATGGTGTGACGCGTGATAAAAACGCAGCCGACCATATCACTAACGCGACTAAAGCGGGGCTGATTGTCCATGTCTATCACTACTACGAGGGCGTAGACGGTGAGCTGCAGTATTCGGTCAACAACGCTAAGAGCCTAAACATTCAGCCGAACGTGTACTACTTCCTGGACATGGAAGGCACGATCGCTGGCTCGTGGCCAAGCATTTTCGACTCGTTTCGCAAGCAGTGGCCAGCGTATGGCTGGAATACCGGTCTGTACTGCTCACTAAGCAACTACGCAAAGTTTGACGACGTCACGCTTGTTAAGCAGGGCGTGTACCGCTGGATTGCGGCGTGGGGCAGTGATCAGCCAAGCAATGCCGACATGTGGCAGTATGACAGCAAGACCGGTCTGGGTAGCTACGCGAGTGCACTGGACAAGGACGTTGACATTGCCGGCAAGTTGGTCAAAGAGCCGGGCAGCACGATTGTTGAGCCAACCGACCCGAACGGCAACTACACGATCAAACCTGGCGCATTTGTTGGGTTTGACTACAGTACCACCGAGCTACAAGGTGGGGCGATGCTGGTTGCCAGCCCAGACGGTCAAAACAAAATTCCCAAGCTGTCGCCAGACGGCCAGTTTTTGTTTAACAACAAAGACGGGGACAACATGTGGACGCTGATCAAGCCAAAAATCAGCACGATTAAAGGCGAGAAAGGCGACAAAGGGGATGCCGGAGCTAACGGCAAGTCTGCGTATGAAGTTGCCACAGCCAATGGCTACAGCGGCACACAGGCACAATGGCTTGCGTCGCTGAAAGGTGCTGATGGCGTGCCTGGCAAAGACGGTTCCAACGGTAAGGACGGCCAAACGTGGCAACCGTATATCGCAGACGATAAGCACTGGCACATCCGGCTGATTAACAACGTTGACATGCCGGCTATCGTTGGTGTGATTACGCAGGGCAACGCTAACGACCTTACGATGGACGACAGCTATCGTATCGATGGCACGGTTGCCAACATACCGTCAACCAGTGGTCTGTTGACGATTAGGGCCAATAGCAACGAAGTATGGCAGACGTACATTGATAGCGCGACTGCCGACTGCTATACCCGTACCCGCCACAATGGCACATGGACAGCATGGCGGTTAACGACGCAATGGAGTTAGGAGGTGAGTGAGTGACAACACAAGATATTGACTTGGGTGTGGTAGCGCGTGGTCCACAGGGTCCCAAAGGTGATACTGGACCAACCGGTGCACGAGGCCCACAAGGCAATACCGGGCCGACTGGTCCGCAAGGTGCTACTGGACCGGCTGGGCCAACGGGGGCAAATATCATCAAGTACAACGGTGATATATCCGGCAACGGTTCTAGCGGTCAAACGGCTACCTTTGCTCGCTCAAATTTACAGCCTAGCGACATTGCTAAAGTTGGCGACATCGTGTTTGATCAGTACCCCAACGGCAATGGCGTTGACATTGGTTTCTGGCGTATCACTTCGCTCAGCTCAACAAGCTGTACGGTTACCGGTTTATCGTCTGGATTTACCATACCCAAAGGCAACAAGGGAGATACTGGAGTGCAGGGCCCCAAAGGTGATAAAGGAGCTACTGGTGATCGTGGCCCAACTGGCCCACAAGGGATTCAAGGGCCTAAGGGTGACAAGGGTGATACCGGACCACAGGGGCCACCAGGACCGGCTGCTACAGCTTTTCAAGGCACGATCACAAGTACGTCGACTGACTTTAATAATCTGACATCTGAGGGCCACTACGATATACGTTTTTCGCCAAACACTGGCAAGAACGGTCCGAACGAAGGTAACTGGGGTCTGCTAGATGTTAAGATTGCCGGCCGTATGGTTGTACAAACGTACTACGGTGATGCTGATGCCAACGTTTACGTACGCAATCGTCGTGATGGTACGACGTGGACAGTTTGGCGTGAAATTACATTCTGGTCATAGAAAGGCGGTGAGAAATTGGCAACGACTGATATTGACTTGGGCGTCTTAGCTCAAGGGCCGAAAGGCGACAAAGGTGATAAAGGTGATAAGGGTGACACTGGTGCTACTGGTGATCGTGGCCCAACTGGCCCACAAGGGGTTCAAGGCCCTAAAGGTGATCCAGGGCCTAAGGGTGATACAGGTGTTCAAGGCCCACAAGGACCTAAGGGTGACAAGGGTGATACCGGGCCACAAGGGATTCAAGGTCCTAAAGGTGATCGTGGCCAAAATGGGCCACAAGGCGAGCAAGGCATTCAAGGCCCACGAGGCGAACAGGGTATTCAAGGTCAACAAGGCATTCAAGGGCCGGCCGGCAAGTCTTTTAGCATTAAGAAGACCTATGCAACCGTAGCGCTGCTTAACGCTAACGGGCCAAATGATTTAAGTGAAGGCGACTTTGCGATTATCGACTCGACCGTCGATGACGTTGACAACGCAAAGCTTTATGTCTGGACCGGCGGTAAGGCATCATTGGTCACTGATATGTCTGGTGCACAAGGTGTGCAGGGCCCGCAAGGTAAACAAGGTATTCAAGGCGCACAAGGCCCGCAAGGTGTACAAGGCGAGCAGGGTGCTACTGGTGCAACTGGCATGTCCGGTAAGAGCTATAAGCCGTACATCAGCGAAAGTGATGGTCACTGGCATTTAACGGTTGATGATCCTAACGACGTGCTGAAAGACCCGTTTGCAGTTACGGCAGTTACTTCCGGCACGTGTGATGGGCTAACTACATCCGGATACTATGGTGTTAATTCGACGAGCGTTAATGGTAAGCCCAACGGCGAAACCGGCCTGCTCAAGGTCATTAATGCCGGTGGGATCGTCACTCAGACCATGCACACGGTGTCGGACAATCTTTATATCCGTAATAAGCATAACGGCGCCTGGACGGCATGGCGTCAAACCACCTACTGGAGCTGATAAGTATGGACTATCAAAAAGGCTATACGCCGATCAACGATCTGACCACGTTTTTAGACTCCTACGGAGCTTGTACGCAACTCGTGTACGATAAGGCAACTAAGCTGATGCGAGCCGTCAATGCCGTGTTTTTGGACGTTGACGTGCCTAGCTGGACGGTGCCAAGCCTGTCAGATGGGCTGATCAATCGCAACGCCTATATCTGGTGTCGGCACTTGATGCAGGGCGTACAGACAGCGGTTAACACGGTGGTAGCATACTACAACTATCGCTCGTTGACCGACCCGTACACGGGCGACAAAAACGCACCAGTGCAGTTGTGGGTGCCTAACAGCTTGGCACTCAACGGCGATTTTTTGCAAAAAATAAACAACGATTTCAAGTCGGCTAACGATACGTTAGACCGGCTTTTTAACTATGTAGAACCGTATTTGTAAAGGAGGGGAACAATGGCAGTAAATGAGTATGTCGAGCTTGACATCTTAAAGCCTGGCACAACGCTGATCAACTTAACCAGTAACTTTCAAGGCCGTGTCGGTGACAGCCGGGCTTTCTGCAAGCTATGGATTAAAGCAAACGGTCTGCCATATGATCTGACTAAAGACAACCGGTCAGTCGGTTTCGCCGGCAAGGATCCGGTCGGTGATCAGTATAAGGCAGTCGGCTGGGCAGAGACTGACCAAGCCGGCGATAACGCTCAAGTCGGCCGGGTAACGTACTACTTCCCAGCCGGCATGTTCAAGCATGAGGGCGACTGGGACAAGGACAGCACCTATTTTTACGTGCAAGACAGCAAAGGCACGGTATCAACGGTCAACGTCTGGCTACATGTTTTGCCTAACCTGGTCGAGATGGGTGTCAACGCTACGCCTTATGTCTCTGACATGGACAAGGCGGTTGCTGAAGTGCAAAGCAAAGCCAGCGAAGTTGAGTCGCAACTTAGCAACATCTTAAACGGCTCAGCTTTTACCGGCATGACGTCGCAACTTAAAGCCATGCAAGACACAATCAACGGATACACCACACTGGTCAACAGCAAGCAGGTGCCTACTACTGACCAAATGCAAGCATACGTTAACAGTTTCTTTAACGCTGAAACGTCAATTGCTGACCTCAACACGTTGGTAACGCCAGGCAAGGTTTACTATGTTGCCAACACGAGTGCCAGCAATAATCCAAACGGTAAGACTGGGTTTATGTCGGTTAAGGGCACGTCTAGCAGCCTGGTCCAGATCTTTGTGGATGGCGAGGCTACCGAGTTTATCCGCAGTCGCTTTGATAACACGTGGACAGCTTGGCGTCAGACAACTCAATGGAATTAAAAAGGAGGTAGCAATATGACTACGTTTGTAACTAAAATGGGGCGTGGCAAACTAAACACTACTGATAGTGTGGTTTCCGTTACTTCAAAAGGTGGTGACTGCTAATGGCATATAATGAAATTGAAGCAGGAGACAAGAACTGGCTTAGTGTCTTAAATGGTAACTTCAAACAGCTTTATGGTGAATTTGAGTTTCATGACTGGAGCAAAGACGGAATCGTAATGCATAACGGATTTAACTTGGGTGATGGGAGTGGCTATCGTTACTTAGAGTTACCCGGAGGTCAAAAGTTGGTCGAAATTATTATTCACTCAACTTTGACTAGCGATAATTTTCATGGCGGTGATTGGTTCACATTGCCAGACTTAGTCCGACCAGAATCTTATCAATTACATGAAGATGTGATTAGTACCTACTACACCTTACAGTCAAGTGCCAATACGGTATGGATTGCCAATACCACTACAACTCCTTTTGATCATGGTGGTTGGGACTATACGCTTCATACAATGTACTTTAGCAAGTAAAGGAGGGATAAATAATGAAGGCAATTTATTATGCAGATGCAACAACTAGCCTTTTCAAGGGAAGTAACGTTGTTGCGGATGATCATACATTAAAAGCTAACGAGACTTTTGAAAATCCGTCGGGTAAGGTAGAACCAGCTAAGCTGGTAAATGGTTCATGGGTAGATGCTACACCAGAAGAACATGATGCTTATCTAAAATCGCAACAAAAGAGTCTTATTACGGTTACTCCAAGTGGTGATGATAAAGGACTAAACGAATTAGGAAAGCAAGTAGCAAAATTGACAAAAGATAATCTGGCTTTAATTCAGCTTGTTAACTCTTTGGGTCAACAGATCGCAAGTGTGCAGAAGAACGATAAAGAAAAGGGAGGCAATTAGTTATGGATTGGATTAGTTTTATTACAACGATGTTTAGCTTGGGTTGTGACGTAACTGGATATGTGGGATTAGTGATTACACCAGAACAGTATAAGCAAATTACTGGTAAGGATTACGTGGCTCCAGTAGCAAAACCACAAGCATAACTAGTAAGTTAGATAGTTAACACATAGTCGCCATAGAAATACACAATGCATAACAAGCCTCATCAATACGATGGGGTTTGTTATGGGCGGCTGTTATAAATTTGTAATGGTAGTATACTTCTTTGAAGAGATGAGGAAGTGGCTATTATGATTATTGGTGGTGTTACGTTCTTGGGATTAGAAGTTGGTAGTTGGGCTGACTTGTTAAGTGCATTTGGGACTATTTCAGCCGTTATTACATCGCTTTATTTTGCTAGAAGTTGGAATAAAAACTATGTTCGATTTTATATTGCAGATAATGATACGTTAGAAATTAATAATTTGAGCACTTGTGATGTAGCACTAAAGATAATAAAAGGCTCGAGGCTTCTCAAACACAGTTCTCGATCGTTAATTAGGTTACGGCCGGTTAATGTAACCAAGGAATCATTTATTCGAGATATGGAAGAACTAGGGCCTCATACTGAAAGATTAGACTATGCAACCATACAATTAAATGAAGAGATAAACAAGGATGGTGTAATAGTATTTCATGATCAAGTAAGAAACATTATGTTTAAGGTTAAAATTACAAAGAAAAATAAAAATAAATTTCGGTCAAGTCCAAAATGTTGGTGTAAATTAAATTCCGCGAATTTATCATTTCACAAGCTTAAGCATACCGGCTTCTTCTGAATTGTCATCTTTTTCAATCCCGTGGTAAACGGTCATGTTTAAGTACCGTGGACCAGCAGCCCATTTTTCATTCTGTTCAATCAGTAGTGCTCCCATTAGTCGCAAGGCGCTTAGATCATTCGGGAATATCCGGATTACACGGTCACGACGACGGATTTCTTGATTAACCCGCTCAATTGTATTATTCGTCCGGAGACGCTTCCTTAGCTCCTCTGGGAGCTGGTAAATCACCATTAATTCGTCAAAACTATTTTCTAATTTCTTCACCACCTTAGGGAACTCGGTCTGCCAATCTTTAACCAATTGGTCACGCCGTTCAACCGCTTGGTCGTACGTTGGAGCATTAAATAAATCTTTGAGTCGGTTAGCAACTTCTTTACGATCCTTGAGTGCCAGAATACTTGTACAGTCATTACTAAAATGAAATTGACATCTCTGCCAAAGGCTACCCTGAAATTGCGTAGTGATTGCATCCTTTAAGCCACAATGAGCGTCTGAAACAAACATATCAACGTTGGTAAGGCCCCGCTGTTTAAGTTCACTAAAGAAGTCCATCCATGCAGCTTTTGATTCACTATCACCGATATCAAAACCGAGCACTTCTCGACGACCGCTAGGGTCGATTCCAATCGCAACGAGTAAGCTATTACTTGTCACAACGTGACTACGGTGTACCTTAAATAAAATTGCATCGGCATACACAAAAGCATACTTTTGCGTAAGGGGACGTCGGTTAAAATCCAGCACTTGGTCGTCCAAATTATTGCATAAAGCCGAGACCGTACTTTTAGAAAAGGTTGTCCCACATAACTTCTTAGTAATCTCAGCTACTTTACGTGTTGAAACACCTTGGATTACCATTTCCATTAATGCCAAATCAAAGGCCTGCTCACTACGCTGGTAGCGTTTGAACAGCTGTGTTGAAAAATTGCCATGACGGAGTTTAGGAACGTGTAGTTCTAGAGACCCTACGCGGGTGGTAAGCTGACGAACCCGATAACCATTCCGTGAATTGGTTCGTTCATCCGAACGTTCATAAGCCTTAGCTTTAATCTGCTCAGTCGCTTCGGACTTAAGAATTTCGTCAAGGATCTTGGCCATAATTGATTGCATGGCCTTATCCCGATCACCTAGTAATAGTTCCTTTAATTCGTCATCTTCTAAATTTAATTCAACCTTTGGCATAATGAAGTTCCTTTCAGATTTCACAAAGTCCTATTTAGAATTTACACCAATTATACGGACATAACCTAAATTTCGGATAATAAAGCAAGGCCATATACATCTGAAGTTTTTAATAAAGCATCTGAAACTTGAAAGCTCCGAGACAGACTGATCCCTTGGTATCACAAAGCTCATTTCAATTATTTTAAACATTTAGCTTGCTGTTAATAGCGAAACTAACCGTTTCGGCAAAAATGCGAAGAACTGATTCATCATCTGAATAATTTGAGTCCTCCTTGCATAAAGTTCATGATTAATAATCGCTTTCAGCGAATTTAGAAACCATACCAGTGCTTGAGACAACTCAATATCTGGCATGGCTTCATTCATAATGAAAAATAAATCCCCAATGGTTCGGTCGTCTTCATTTTGACGTTCCTGCCAGGCTAACAAGTTGTAAGCTATCATGACAATTGCCAAATGGCCACAGAGTCCGTCATAACTTTGAACTTGTGACTTGTCTAGCCGTAAATATTGCTTGGCAACTTTAAAGTAATTCTCAATTTGCCATCTTCGGGCGTATAGTTGAATGATCTCTTGTGGCTGAAGGGATAACTGAGTCGTTGCCAGTACCAGGTAGTCATCTTGCCGGGCCCGATTGGCCACAAATACCAAGCGGAGCTTGAATTTTTGGTTCCCAACATGTGCTTCAACGAAGCAGCTATATTGGTAAGCTTGCTTGGGCTGATATTTTGAAGCTTGCAGTCGCTTGTATAATGCTTTAACTGAATATTGCCGTCCGCGATATTGATAGTAAACCTTGCTAGACCGTTTAAGCATGCCCACGCCGTTTAGTCCCAACTTGGTTAATTCACAGAACATTTTTGGTGAGCTGTACCAGCTATCAAATAACACATAGTCAGCTGGAACGCCATTTATGAGAGCTTGCTTGACAAGTTGCAGTGAAACGAGGTTCATTTTTTGCTGTGCTTGGCGCCGTCTCCGGCCAGCAATGGTTCGTTGATCGGTTGTTTTAGCGGATTTTCCAAGGACGTTTTGCGGCTTCTTGGAAGACATTAATGCAAAGTTGATTGGTAAAAATGTATTGGCGTCACTCCACCCCAAGGTTAAAGCCCGATAGCCCTTAATATATAACTGTTTGTCATGATCAAAGACCCGTGCTAGTAATTCGGTTTGGGTGGCGTACTCACGGGAAAAGAGGGTATCGTCAATGATCAATGCCAACCGCCGCCGGCGGTCAATAAATGGTCGCAAATGCTTGATTAAATGACCCCCAACTTGACAGACCAGACGTTGCCAATTGATCCGGCCATCGTTCAAATTATTTCTAACTGTGCGACTGGTAAAGTTAGGTGTTTCACGTGCTCGATAAAGCGAGCGTCCTAGGAACTTTGTCGTGAGCAGCCATTCAATGACCTTCATCAAACTGATTTCTGAATGCCGGCGATAATTCACCAATTTGGCGAGTTTAGATAGACCAATGAGGGAAGTAAATTGACGAACAACGTTGTGAAGCTCGTTTTCTGTATTTTTTTGTCTTATAATATTCATGACGTAAGTCTCCTTTGTATTTTGGTTTTGGTCGACTAAAGTATACAACGCAGGAGAGCTTGCGTTTATTTTTTTGCTAGAAAAGCCAATAACCACACGCCTTTGGCGTGATTATCAGCTTTCAAGTTTCAGTAAAGCATGGATAAATTTAGGAGCGTTCCTTTGGGGCGTTTTTATTTTGCACAAAAGGAGATGAGACAATGAAACGCAATATATTTCTAACGTTGACAGGACTGGAAACACTAGTGGTTGGAGTGCTCTTATCTTTTCAACGACATCTGATTCGAGATGATCCAAGTGACCGCCTGGTTCATGTCTTTCACCATATGGGAGATATTGACTGGGCTTTTATTTTGATCGCAATTGGGTTAATTACGACCGTCATTGGAATGACTAACTACAACCGGCATCATGCAGAAACAGTAATGATGATTGTACTAAGTGCCGTCTGGTGTGCCTATTTTGTGACGTTCTTAGTCCAAGATATTCACTTTCCTGGAATCATCGGCATTAAGACAATCATGACCGGGTTTGTCTTCGTTCAAGTCCTCGTGGAAGCACGGTACGGGGGCGATGAGAAGTGAAAGAGATTGTAATTGCAGTAGTTAGTTCTCTTTTTGGTGGAGCTCTTGGGGCTTTCTTTAACTATAAAGGCAAGACTGTTTCAGCAATTGCTAGTCAAGAAGATGTTTACGCTGACCACACTAAAGAGCTGTTTGATCGTCTTGATAAATTAACTAAGGAGCGTGACGGCCTTAAAGAACAAAATATCGAACTGATTAGCCAAGTCCATCAACTACAACAGCAGACGAATCAACTTAAAAAGCAGGTACAAAGTCTAACAAGGCAAGTTAAAGACCTAACCAATGCAGTAGAGAAGAGGGATAAATGATGAAAACACTAAACGACATCGTTAATTGGGGATTTCAATCAGGCCTGCTTGTGTGGGCTTTTTATTTTGGCTTCGCAGTCGGTAAACCCTGGATCGATAGCAAAATTAAGCATGCCAAGACTCAGCAACAGCGGGAAGCATGGACACTCCTTGAACAGGCAGCTATGACCAATGTCAATGCTCTGGTCAGCGCTAATATGCCTGGACATCAGAAGTTTGATGAAGCTACTAAGCAGGTTGCAAAATACTTATCCAATCATGGCATTCAAGTGAATATGGCAACTGTTCAGTCAGCTGTCCAGGCGGCCTACGAGAAGTCACCACTGACGCCTACCACAGAGCCAACGAAGAAACCGGACGAGTTGGGACAAAAAGAACCTGATCTTGTCCCAGACGGCAAGGCAAAAGCAATTGATCCCAAGGAGGTTGAATAAAATGGCAGTTCGTAATCCATTTATTGATGTTTCCAGTTACCAGCCTGATACGGTAGCATTTTTTCAAACGGCTAAGAATCAAGGAGCACAAGGTGTTGTTGTAAAGCTAACTGAAGGTAGTGAAGATGGTTCTAATTACATTAATCCACGAGCGGCAGCACAAATTCACAATGCCCTAGCAGTGGGCTTAAGAGTAGCCTGCTATCATTTTGCCCGCTACACTTCAATTCCCGATGCACAGAATGAAGCACGATTCTTTGTTAAGGTTGCTCGGCAGTTTGGCATGTATGACGATACGCTGATGATTGATGATGCAGAAGTTAATTCAGCCAACGATTATCAAGGTGCTACCTTAGCCTTTCTTCAAGAAGTAGAAGCGCTTGGTTATAAGAGCACCGGTGTCTACTCAATGCGGAGTTTCTTTACTGGTGGCATCTTAAACAGTCACGGCTTCGGCAATCGGAAGAAGTGGATTGCCGGCTATGGGGTTACTTCACTCGGAATTGATAATGCAAATGCTTGGCAATATACCGATCACGGTATCATGGGGATTGACACCAGTTTTGACTTTGACGGTGCCTTTACCACTGGAAAAGCAAGCGGTAGTGTACCAAGTACCCCAGTACCAGCACCACAACCAGTTGAACACGTTGGTAAGCCAGCGGATGGGACTTACATTGTTCAATCTGGTGACACATTATCTGGCATTGCAGGCAAGTACAATACGACTTGGCAAACCTTAGCAGCGATTAACAGCTTGGGTAATCCTAACTTGCTTCAAGTAGGCCAAGTATTGAAGGTAACCGGTGAGTCATCACCACAGAATACTTACTACGTCCAAGCAGGTGATACTTTAAGCGGAATTGCCAGCAAGTTTGGCACAACCGTTTCTGGCTTAGTAAGCCTTAACCACATTGCCAATCCTAACGTGATTTACGTTGGCCAAAAGATTATGCTTGGTGATACTGGCCAATCTAACGCCTATACCGTTCAAAGTGGCGATACTCTATCTGGAATCGCTTCTGCTCACGGAACTACTTGGCAGGCATTAGCAGCAAAGAATCACATTTCTAATCCGAACATGATTTTTGTTGGTCAAACAATTCAATTATAGAAATTAACCCCTAGTGGTTGTTGCAGAAAATGTAACGTCCACTAGGGGTTTTTTGCGTATCAGTTGTAGTTGCACAACCTGCAATGACCACTAGGAATTTTTGTCGTATAATAATTATTTGAGGTATATATTATGAATGATGAAAAGCTTTACGGGTATTTGGTTGTTACAAATGTCTGTAAAAAGCAGATTTACGAATACAAGAGACTTTTTGCTAAGTCAATAAATTTAAATCAGGTTGATAAAAAAAGATGGAAATTATCTTTTAGAAAATACAATCAACAATTGTATAGACTTTCATTTTATTTTGACAACTCTCTTGAAGGCTATTGGTATGTTCTTCCTGCAAAGCATCCTAAATTGAACATTGATATACTCGCTAATATAAATGAAGAATCAGAAAAACTTCTAAAAGAAGAGTGGTTTTATGGTGTAAAAGATAAAGAAGGATTGTCTTCACTGCTGGGACAGGTTGATAATAGTTTTTTTGGTATTACTCCATATCCAACAATTTTATATAAAGCAACATATTTTTGGTATACAATATCAACGAAACAGATGTTTAATAATGGTAATAAAAGAACGGCACTATTAACAGCGTTACTTTACTTAAAAGTAAATGGTTATTCATTTGATATACTTGATGAAGTAGCTTTATATAATGTGTCTATAAAAATAGCGAATAGAGAAATGCCATTTAAACAACTTTACCAATATATATTAAGACATTCTTATATTGATTTTGGCTTTTCAAGAAACATACTTTCAGATAAAAAATCTTGATACTTACTAATATATATAGTAGTATACTAATATCGATTTGAAAGGAGCTGGTATAATGAATCAAAAGTTAAGAGGACAATTCGTTAAAGTTCCAAGTAAAAAAATAAGCAAGGTTGTAAATAAAACTGTTGATATTAATCCTAAATCAACTATGAATGAATTATTAGAAAACCCTAAATTAGTAAAGACCTTACAAAAGTTATCATTAGTTTAA